ACAGTAGAAAGTACGGTGGATACATGAAGACACCAGTAAAAGAAGATCCAACCCCTAAACGTAGAATAATGGACTTTGATAATCATTCTCGTTACTGGAGTGGTAATGGCGAGTATCAAGATGCTTATGGTGATTTATATGATCAGCTAGTTCCTAAAGAAGGCAAAGCAGACACGGTTGAAGGTGAACTATTGCGTGCAGTAGGTAAAATTATTTACAGACACGGCAATGATGGTGATCATTTCAGTAATGGGTCATACGAGTGGATTGAAAAACATGTAGGTAAGTTTGATCACTTAGACGACATGGCAGACAAAGTTGTACTGTATGTATTAAGTAAGAAAGGTGATTACACACCAAATAACTTTGATTGGTTAACAGTAGCAGACTACGGTCCAGGTGAACACGAAAAAGATTGGGAACAAGTAGGTTGTCAAAACTGTGGCGGCACAGGCGAAATAGAATACGAAAACGATGACGGCGAAGAAGAATACGAAGAGTGTGATAGCTGTGATGGCAATGGCTGGATTGAGCAAACAACTGAAAGTGTTGAGACAGTTACTGAAGACTACAAAGGTTGGAAGTACGGTGAAGACATAGAGCAATATGATGATGTTGCTAAAAAGTTTCATTACGCTGAAAAAGATGGCAAAAAAGTAGACATGGACTGGTCTCCATATGTAACTCCAAGTGAAGAACAATTTAAAACTTGGGTTGACTTAGGTATGCCAACACGCGAAGCTGTTAAAGGCATTGGTCCATTAAGTCCTGAAGATTTAGAACAATTAATGAAAACTAAACTAGGTACTCAAGCAAGACTAGCACAAGAAGGCAAGCCAACGGATATTGAACTAGATGTGTTGAAATACACAGATGAACAAGTTGCTAAGGCAATTGCTATAGCAAGAGGTAGTCAAGGCAATATGACCGGTGCTACTAAGCGTATTGAAGCAATGGCGGATGGTTTATCAAGTCATTCAGACGTAGCAAAAGTACTAAAAATTGCAAATGAAGCTAAAAAAGATGACATCACTGGCAAGATGGATGTTAAAACTAAAATGGCACTTAAAAAGCAACAAGCTAAATCAGCAGGAATTACTAAAGGTGATCCAGTGGCCGCATTAGCAATGGGCTTAGAAAAAGATGTTGATCGTTTAGATAAAGAAAATGATCAAGAACAAGCTGATATTGCTAGTCAAGAACTAGTTGACAGGTATCACAGTCAAGAACTAGACAACCTTAAAAAATCAATTATGAGTTTGCTCAAAAAATAACCAAATAATTTGACTCTCCTGACAATGATGCTATAATTACTAGTATTGTTAATAAGGAGAATCAAAGATGTCTACAGTTTTTTCATCAGAACAGCAAAAGAAGCTATCAAATCTTATCAATGAAGGTCTTGGTGTTATGACCGAAGTAGAAACTTTACAAGGCGGTCTTAAAGATACTGTTAAAGCAGTTGCAGAAGAACTACAAATCAAACCTAGTATCTTAAACAAAGCACTAAGAATAGCATATAAATCAGAATTTCAACAAGAACAACAAGATCACGAAACACTAGAAACAATACTGACGACGGTTGGCAAAACTCTTTAGTGACTAAATTGTGGGAAATGTGGGTAGAAAGCTATCACAAAGATCATATTGCTTTTTGGTGCGAACAAGTTAGTTTAGTTTTTACTGTAGTTGCCAGTCTATATTTGGCAATACACGCAGATGCTCCAAATATGAAGATAGTATATCCTGGATTTTTTATAGGATCGCTCAGTGCTATATACGCTTATTGGCGTAGAAGAATACCAACACCAATGATACTGACCACCTACTTTGCTGTGGTAAATATATTTGGATATGGAGTTGCCAGCTATTGGTGGTAACGGTTTCGCAGGCCTAACCTGCATGTTAACGGTAAATCAGCCATAAATGATAAAGGAAATGAATGAGTTACATAGATGCACTATTTGATCGCAATGGCGACAAAATACATATTGTAGAAAGAATCAACGGGGAACGTAAGTTTACAGAGTTTCCTGCCAGTTACGTATTTTACTACGAAGACCAAAAAGGCAAACACAAATCAATTTACGGAACACCAGTAAGTCGCTTCGCTACACGTTCGGCTAAAGAGTTCCATAGAGAAGTTAAAATACAAAGTGATAAGAAACTATTTGAATCAGATATTAATCCTGTATTCCGTTGTCTAGCAGATAACTATCAAGGTGTTGATGCACCTAAACTAAATGTTGCTTTCTTTGATATTGAGGTTGACTTTGATCCAGAGAAAGGATACAGTCGCCCAGATGATCCTTTTAATCCCATAACAGCTATTTCAGTTTACTTAGATTGGGCAGACAAGATGGTTACGTTGGCACTACCTCCAAAAGGTATGAGTTGGGAAGAAGCACAAAATACATGTGATAAATTTACTGACACATTCCTGTTTGAACGTGAACAAGATCTATTAGGCACATTCTTAGATCTATTAGAAGACGCTGATATACTATCAGGATGGAACAGTGAAGGATATGATATCCCGTACTGTATTAACAGAGTAACAAAAGTGTTATCAAAAGATGATACTAGACGCTTTTGTTTATGGAATCAACTACCTAAGAAACGTGAGTTTGAACGCTTTGGTGCCAGTAACATAACCTTTGATACCATAGGTCGTGTGCATATGGACTATATGCAACTGTATAGAAAATATACATATGAAGAAAGACATAGTTATTCATTAGATGCTATTGGTGAACACGAACTTCAAGAGCGTAAAACAAACTATGAAGGCACACTAGATCAGCTATACAACAATGACTTTGAAACATTTATTGAATACAACAGACAAGATACCCTACTGCTTAAAAAATTAGATGATAAGCTAAAGTTTATTGATTTAGCCAATGAACTAGCACACGCAAACACAGTGCTACTACAAACAACAATGGGTGCTGTAGCTGTTACAGAGAGTGCTATAATCAACGAAGCACATGAACGTGGGCTTGTGGTCCCAAACAGAAGAGAACGCTTAACAGGAGAGGATACACAGGCCGCAGGTGCCTATGTAGCGTTTCCTAAGAAAGGCTTACATGATTGGATAGGAAGTGTTGATATTAATTCACTGTACCCGTCAGCTATTCAGGCGTTGAATATGGGTAATGAAAGTATTGTTGGGCAACTACAACCTATAATGACTGATCGTTATATCAAAGAGAAGATGGCCAAAGGTAACTCATTTGCATCAGCTTGGGAAGGCTTGTTTGGTAGCTTAGAATATGAAGCTGTTATGAGTAAAGATGTCGGAACAGAAATAACTGTTGAATGGGCTAATGGTGCAGAAGATACATACTCAGCGGCTAATATATGGAAGATGATATTTGACAATAATAATCCCTGGATACTGAGTGCGAATGGTACTATCTTTACATACGAAACAGAAGCGGTTGTTCCGGGACTATTAAAACGTTGGTACAAAGAACGTAAAGAACTACAAGCTAAAATGAGAGAAGTTACAGATCCAAAAGAAAGAGCATTTTGGGATAAGCGACAACTAGTTAAGAAGATTAACTTGAACTCACTGTATGGTGCTATTCTTAATCCAGGTTGTAGATTCTTTGATAAACGTATTGGGCAATCAACTACGCTGACAGGTCGTGCTATTGCTAAACATATGGACGCACATATTAATAAAGATCTAACAGGCAAGTATGATCATACTGGAAAGACAATTATATACGGTGACACTGACTCATGTTACTTTAGTGCTTGGCCTGTGCTAAAAGATGATGTTGAAGCAGGCAAAATGGAATGGAATAAAGAAACAGCTATACAACTATATGATAGGCTGTCAGACAGTGTTAACGAAAGCTTTCCAAAGTTTATGGAAGAAGCTTTTCATGTTCCATCTAATATGGGTACTATTATACGTGGTGGTAGAGAGATTGTAGCCAGTAAAGGTCTATTTATTACTAAAAAGCGTTATGCTGTTATGACATATGATGTTGAGGGTAGACGTTTTGATCTTGAAGGTAAGCCAGGTAAGATTAAAGCAATGGGCTTAGACTTAAAGCGTTCAGATACTCCTCCAATAATACAAAACTTTCTAAGTGATGTACTTGAACAAGTACTACAAGGTGCTGATCGTGCTGAGATTATTGAAAAGATTTTAAAATTCAAACATGAATTTAAAGAGCGTCCAGGCTGGGAAAAAGGTACACCTAAACGTGTTAACAACTTAACAAAGTATACTAAAGAAGAAAAACGTCTAGGTAAAGCTAACATGCCAGGACACGTCAGAGCAGGTATGAATTGGAATACTATGCGTAGAATGAATTCAGACAACTACAGTATCAACATTGTTGACGGTATGAAAATTATTGTATGTAAGTTAAAGTCAAATCCAATGGGATGGACATCAATAGGTTATCCAACAGACGAACAACATATACCTCAATGGTTTAAAGACTTACCATTTGATGACGCCGCAATGGAAGAAACAATTGTAGATCAAAAAGTAGATAACTTATTGTCAGTGTTAAATTGGGATCTATCTGGTGCTACACAAACAGCAAATACATTTAATAACTTATTTGAATTTTAATGAAACTCAGCGAACTAGTTGCGTATAAAACAGGATTAGAAAATTACGATTTTATTCGTAGTAGTCGAGGTTTGATTAAAAAGATCAATGAAAGTCAGTCTGATATTGCTAGAAGTAATCATATCAATGATGACGCAATTAGATTTGGGCAAGACACATATTCTGAACAAATAGCCAATGATCTAGACAGTCTCGAACGTCAAATTGAAAATCTCAATGACAACTATGTCTACTATAAAAATCAAATTGATCAATTGATATTAGAACATGAAGTTGAATATATTAAACACGACGAAGAAAATATCTCTCAGACCTTAGGAGAAGGCATTAAGGATTTGACAGATAGGCAGTTAAGAATGTCAGCTAAACAAAAAAGAGAATTTATATCTAGAATAAATCTGTATGCTGAATGGCGATGGCCTGCTCTAATTATTCGCCCAGAGAATCAGGACATGGTAGAAGCCATGTGTGCGTTTGATCCTTTATACATATGTGATCTTTATGATGACTTAATTCAACCATATGTTAAGAAGTTTAACCAAGTATATCAGAATAGACTACGCCCTTATACCATAAAGCCATTTGCTCCAAAGCAGAAAAGTTTAGATGTACTTCCGCAAGGACAGTTTGGCTTCATAGTAGCATATAACTTATTTGAACATTATCCATTATCGATGGTTAAACAGATGTTACAAGAAATAGAAAAGTTATTGAAACCTGGTGGAACTTTATTGTTTACGTTTAATAACTGTGATTTATCCAGAAACATACGAACTATTGAAATGGGACTGCGTTGTTATACTCCATACAGATTGCTTAAACCTATATTAGACCAAATTGGTTTTCGTGTTGTTAAATTAGAAACTGAGGGAGATAATTGGTTGGAAATAAAAAAACCCGGAACTCTACGTACGGTACGAGGTGGCCAAACAATAGGTAAAGTTTGGGATTCTAAAGCTAAAAGATTAAAAGCAGAAGCAGACGCAAAAGCACGACAAGAAGCATCAGAAGAAGGGGTCAAGAAAGCTAAAGAACAACGAAGGCAGGAAGAAATACTTTTCAAAAAGCTACAAAAAACTTTAGGAGAACGTGTACCTTGGTCAGCAAGTAACAAAGGATACGCTAAAGGACAGCACGTTCGATTTAATGGTAAAAATTACGTAGCATTAGTTAACGTGTTGCCAAAACAAAAGTTTGAGCGTGCAGAATGGGAATTGGTAGAATAAAAATATCAAACAAGGTTGTATACGGTCTAAATATCATGTATACTAATAACAGTAATTTAATTTTAAACACAAGGAACGGAACATGAGAGATCATTTATTAGATTTAGTTGAACATACCTATGACCTAGGATGTATTGACTTGGTTAAGATTACAGGTGATGATAGTACTACTGTAATTGATGGCCTAGCTGAAGACAGGTCAGTGGTAGTGCAAGCATCATTTAAAAAGCCAGTATCAGAGTTTGTGGGTACTTTTGGTATGCCTAATCTAGCAAAACTTAAAGTGCTATTAGGACTGGAGCCATATAAACAAGACGCTGACATTTCAATCAAAAGTCAAGAACGTAATGGTAGTTTGGTACCTGTAGGCCTACACTTTCAAAACAATGCAGGTGACTTTAAGAATGATTACAGGTTTATGACTAGTGAAATTATTGAAGAAAAATTAAAAGTTGTTAAGTTTAAAGGTGTTGAATGGAACATTGAGTTTGAACCTACTATTGCTGGTGTACAGAGATTAAAGTATCAGGCATTAGCTAACGCTGAAGAACTAACATTTAACGCTATGAGTGATGGTAATGATCTTAAACTAGAGTTTGGTGATCATTCAACACACGCAGGTAGCTTTATATTCCAACCTGATGTTAATGGTAAACTATCTAGAACATGGTCATGGCCAGTAAAACAGTTTATCAGTATCTTAGATCTAACAGGTGATAAGACTGTACATATATCAGATCATGGTGCGGCACAGATTACAGTTGATAGTGGGTTAGCAGTTTACAAATATATCTTACCAGCTCAGAGCAAATAAATGACAGATAGAGTAGAACACGACGATTTAACAGCAAAGCAAAATGACTATGCTATATTCTTACCAGCATTAAGTAGTTTTTATGGTACGTTTATAGGTAAACAAAGAGTGGCCAACGACTATGTTGATCCTGCTCGTATGCCTGCAAAGTTACCTGATATGGAAAACTTTAATTGGTTTAATACTACCAAAGGTGTGTTTACTTACAAGTGGTCGTTATACTCAGCAGGTCACGCCAACTTAGATACCACAGTAGATGCACCCAAAGAAGGCATGGTTAGAGATAGAGATCCAAATAGCTGGTTACTAGGTGACAGTGGTGGCTTTCAAATTGGTAAAGGTGTATGGGAAGGTGACTGGAAGAATCCTAACTGTCCTAAAGCTAAAAAGAAACGTGAGCAAGTACTAGCGTGGATGGATGCTTACATGGACTATGGTATGATATTAGATATACCTGCCTGGGTATGTCGTTCACCAGAAGGACGTAAAGCTACAAACATTAATAGCTACGAAGAAGCAGTGCAAGGTACTTACATTAACAATGATTACTTTATTAATAATCGTACAGGTGCATGTAAGTTCTTAAACGTACTACAAGGTGAGAATCATACAGAAGCTGAAGATTGGTATCAACGCATGAAGAAGTATTGTGATCCTGTTCAATATCCAACTAATCACTTTAATGGGTGGTCAATGGGTGGACAAAACATGTGTGATATACATTTAATTTTACATAGACTAGTTACTATCATTCACGATGGTTTACTTGAAGAAGGTGTTCAAGATTGGATGCACTTCTTAGGTACATCAAAACTAGAGTGGGCTACCTTATTAACTGACATACAGCGTAGTATTAGAAAGCATCATAATCCTAAATTTACAATATCATTTGATTGTGCATCACCGTTCCTTGCTACAGCAAATGGTCAAATATACACTGATGTTGAAACACCAGACAGAGGTAAGTGGACTTATAGAATGCAACCTACTGCTGATGACAAAAAGTATGCTACAGACACAAGGCAGTTCAGTCAGGGTGTACTAGCAGATGGTTATCATACTACATTTAAAGATTCACCAATAAGTCGTAACTTAGAGATGAAAGATATTTGTATATACAAGCCAGGTGACCTAAATAAGAATGGTAAAGAAGGTAAAACATCATGGGATAGTTTTAGTTACGCAATTATGATGGGGCACAATGTTTGGCAACATCTTAATGCAGTGCAAGAAGCTAACAGACAGTATGATGCAGGGCACTATCCTAAAATGTTGATACAAGAAACATTTGATACTGTCTCATTTAGAGATGTATGTGAAGCTATATTTTCAGCTGATACTAAAGAAGAGTCAATGGCTATCATCGAATACTACAATAAGTTTTGGATGTCAATCATTGGCACTAGAGGAGCAACAGGTAAGAAGACTGTTAACGCAGGCACTATGTTTAATAATTTATTTGATGTGCCAGAAGAAGAAGTAGCAGATGAAACACTAGATGAAGAAAAACTAAACAAACTTGAAATGGAGGAGTTATGAGTCAAATTGATCATTTACAAGCATTAAAAGACAAACATCAAGATTTGGACAAACAGTGTAGTTTAGGATACAGTAACTATCTAAACGATATTGAGTTAAACAGAATGAAGATGGAAAAAGCACACGTAAAAGCACAAATACAAAAGTTAGAGCAAGAGCTTGACATTAAATCAGAGAGCTAGTATAATAACACAATGAAAAGAGATTACGCAACAGGCATAGCAGAAAAAGTAACATACTTTATAGGTGATGAAGTAGAGCATACACCTGCATGGGGATTACGCACACTGTTTGTTGTTGGAGTTATGGCTTCGGAGGAAATCACCGATATCGCCACAAAACATGAATGCGATCATGTGTACTTCGGAGCCAACCAATCATTTGATGGTAATGACATTGGAGATTGGGTAAGACAGATTGAGCATGTATTACGTTTAGGATATAAAGCAACACTGGATCTTGATATTAAACACGTTGAAAAATCTAATAAATGGTTAACACAACTCAATGAGTTTGAAAATTTTATTACACAGTTATCAGTTAAGATTCCTAATATAGAAACATACAACGACAATACCACTGTCAAGATAGATGACATAGACTTTGACGCAACCAATGAAGGTGTGTGGTGTCACTCATTAGACAAATTAAAAAGTTACGATCGAATGACTATATGGTCAGAATATGGAGAAGATGAGATTATACAATGATGGATCAAAGAGAACAAGCATTGTTTGAACAGCATGATCACATAAAAGATCGTGCTAACCGTATGATTTGGGTAAGTTTTCAAAGGGAAGGCATACACTGCTATCCAGCCGCTTCTACGGATCCTAAGCTAAATACTAGTGATGAATACGATGTGAGCTTTTTAGCTCATCCTCATAGACATATGTTTCACTTTAGGGTATCAATAGAAGTGTTTCATAATGATAGAGATATCGAGTTCATTCAATTCAAGCGATGGCTGAATAGTTTATATGAAAAAACCACACTCGAATTGGATTATAAAAGTTGTGAAATGATCGCAGATGATTTATATGATCAGATAGCAATGAGATATCCAGAGAGAAAAGTAATCATTGACGTATCAGAAGATAACGAAAATGGTTGTGTTATTGAATATAATCTGAAAGAGCCAGCACAGTGGGTTGCTTTATAATGTTTAATACTGGAATCAAATGGCTTTTATCAAGATTAATCCACGAAAACTTTCCGCAAATCAAATTTTTGACCAGCTTGAAGAACTGGAAGAATTTTGTCAAGAACAAGGTTTCCGCTATGACCCCTCTGATGCTTGGAATGTACGTAGTTTTGTTTGGCAACAATATAACAAAAAGCAACAAGGAAAAAATTACCGTAACAACTGGCTTGACCAGATCAGTCGTCTAAGTGGGAGACGACAATACAACTGATTGGTTAGACGAAGAAGACTT